GTATCTAATACTGTAATTTTAGTTGTATCTGTTTGTGAATAACTGCTCAAGCTCAATATTACCAATAGTGGTAATAGAATTAACTTTTTCATCTGTTTCGGTTTTAATTAAGGTTATGTTCTTTGTTACGTTATTGACATTATGTCCAACTACGTCGATATCTTTATCGATTGTAACGATTTGTTCAGAAATTTTATTGTTTTCGACCTGAACGGAATCTATTTCTTTTTGGATAGATTCGATTTTTGCATTATATCCAGCAACATCTGTTTTAATACCTTGGCTTTGAAATATAGTATACCCCGCCAAACACGCAATCAAAACTAATAGGATATTTGTTTTATTTATCTTCATATCTATGTTTTATTATAAATATGAAGAAAGGGGGTTTTATCCCCCTTTTACCTTATTTCTTCTTTTTACCCACGATTTCATCGATGATACCGTAGGAAAGTGCTTGTTCAGCATCTAACCATAGGTCACGAGTTGCGTCGTTTTTAACTTGTTCAGCTGGCTTTCCACAATACCCACCTAATAATTCAAATAGGATATTGTTTACTTTTCTCCACTCAATCATACTGATTTCAGCATCTTGGATGTTCCCAACTGCACCACCTGATGATTGGTGTAACATTGTTTGGGAGAACCTTAATGAACCTCTCTTACCTTTGGTGCCTGCGCCTAATAAGACTGAACCCATTGAAGCTGCCATACCTGTATTGATGGTTCTGATATCTGATTTAATGTAGTCCATCACGTCTACCATAGAAAGACCTGACTTAACCGATCCACCTGGACTGTCGATGTGCATTGTGATGTCATTACTATCAATACTATCCAAGAACATTAACTGAGCCTGAACAATAGTCGACATATGATCATCCACGCCACCCGCAACCCAAATGATACGTTCCATCATTAAACGTGAGAACACGTCCATAACGGTTACATTTAAGCTTCTTTCCTCTAAGATGTAAGGAGTTAAACTGTTTTCTACTCTTTGATTGTAATAGTCCAATTTCAATGAACTAATACCCTTGTCTTTTGCGTAAAGACCAAACTGTTGGTAATCTTTTGGTGTCATAAATTTAGTTTATAGGACAAATATAATTAAGATATTCGAAACTAAGAAATTTTTGTTGTGATAAAATCTACAGACGAAACATTCTCCTCTTTTTTAATCATAATGATGTTATCCGACCAATTACGTATTAAAGAATTATGTGATATGACAAGAATATGGTCAAAATAGTTTTTAATCTTTTTAAAGAACTCACCCACCATTTCCAAGTTCTCATCCGCAATCTTACCGAATACCTCATCCATCACTACGATATTTGGTTTAGGTAATGAAGATATCTTGGTTAGTACGCTACGAAGTGCTAATGAGGATATTGTTCTTTCATATCCAGAACCGGCATTAAGGGGTTTAACAATACGTGTCTCGGTATCTATCATGATGAACTCAACTTCATTCTTATCGTTTATATTCATCTCTAAAATAAAATGACAACTATCCACCAATAAACGATACAGTTCCTGATTGATTAACGGAATCATATTTTTAAGAATAACTTTAGAGATACCATTCTTACCATAAACAGTTAAGTAAATTTTAAACACAGATGACAATTCTTCCTCTGCGGTAATTTTTTTAATCAACTCTTCGTTTATACCAATCTTCTCATTCATGTTTGTTATGTTGTTGGTATGTTTTTCGATATTAGTATTTGTTTGTCTAATATCTCCGTTGGCAGTTTCTATTTTAGTTTTAAGAGCAATTACTTCTGCATCTATTTTTTGATTATCCTCAAGTTTCTTTTTATTACTTTCGTAATTATCTAATCTTTTTTGTTTGCCATCAATCTCCAATTGTTTTTGCTCCACCTCCAACTCATATCTTTCTTTACGAAGTTTATTTCTTTCGTAATTTTCAAATTCAGTTTTTAATTTATCAAACTCTTCAGATTGTTCTCTTAATAAATCAAATTGATTTTGATTTAATTCCATTTCTTTAATGATGTCTTCAATTTCTTTTTTAATCTTTTCTATTTCATCCGTATGATCGACTTCATCTAGCGCTCTATTACATACCGGACAAACGGTTCCTTCCTCAAATTGTTTAATTGATTTTTCCCTTTGGGACTTTTCGTATTTATAAGCAACGTCAACACCTTGAAGGTTTGCCATCTGACCTTTCAATTCTTTGTGTTGGTCTTCGTGATAGAATTGTGATGGTTCGACCACTACTACATCATTAGCATTAGTTTGACTTTGGTTTCTTTGTATTGTTAATTCATTAACTTCTCTTTGTAATAAGGTTGGATTGGTATTTAATAAATCTTTATCTACGTCGTTATTTCTTTTTAAGAATACCTCGTCTCTTTTCTTTTCTAAATTTTCCAAATCCTTTTCAAACTTATCTAACTCTTTGGTTAATCTTTCGATCTCATTTTCAGAATTAGTTATACTTTCTTTGTATGTTTCGTTGTCGGATTCTAAACTAACTTTATTGTACGTATTCGACACTAATTTCTTTGACCAATCATTAAACATCTCTTTAGCAATTTCTTCTTTTGCTTTAAGACTTTCTAGTCCCATGAACTTTGTTAAGATTTGTCCGCGTGCTGTTGGTTTAGATTCAATTAATTCTTCCAAATTGTAACCAGTTGTTAAAATTGTAGATAGGAAATCTTCTTGTGTTCCGATTGCCGAAGATATATAAACTTCTGTTTCTCTTCTCTGTTCCCCAGATAAATTTACAATAGATCCGTCTTCTGATTTCTTATAAAACTCCAATTCGTTTTTAACGGTATAATCACCAGACTTGCTCATCTTACGAGAAGTCTTTCTTTCTATCACATAATCCTCTCCATCAATAGTAATCTCACCACGAACACTAACATCATTCTTATCGGTAAATCTGTTAAAGATCTCTCCGTTAGTTTTAGTTTTAGTTGTTGTGTTGAAGAATAGGTACATAAGGAGATCAACAGAGGATGTAGATTTACCACCAAAGTTTTTAGGTGTTGATTCAATTACCGTAATACCATCTAAATTTGTAAAATCAATTGTGTTGTTATCACCAAACGAAAGAAAATTTGAGAACTCGACTTTTTTAATAAACCACTTATTGTACCTAACTTTATTTTCGTTCAATTTATCTATTTGGGCATTGACCTTATTATCTAATCTTTCCATCAAATCTTCTTTAATAACAATATTGTTATCTCGAAGAAAGTCCTTCATTAGTTTCTTTTGATACTGATGGTCTAAAATACTATCGGACGCCTCTAAAGATTCTAATCGTGTTTGATTAACATTAGTTAATGTTTTAGTGATTACCTGAACGGATTTAGCGTTATGTTTTTTCTCAAAATAAGATTTCACCCTTCTGATTTTCTCAGGGGTGAAATTCTCGGGAACATCTTCCCATGTTACTTTTATAAACGGACTACTCATTATTTTCTTTTACTATTATTACATTATCTAAAATCTTTTTTTGTAAAGAAAACCATCCTTTACTCATTGGTTTTGATATTTTCTTTAAAGATTCTAAAAAATGATTATTTGTAAAAAGTATATCGTCATCTTGAGATATAATATAATAACCCGAATAAACCAAAACATCATTATTAACATGTATGAATGGATTATTTTCAAATATTGTTGAAATGACTATCTTATTACCATTTGTATCGTTAAGACCTTGGGACCTGCCCCAAGTAAACCATTTATACTTTTCGTTCTTACCTTTATCTCTGTTCATCAATTTTACCATATTATCACTAAGATATGCATGTGCCAATGGGTAATTTTCAGTAAACTCGGTCTCTTCCATTGGTACATTTCTTCCGTTTACATTTTTATATGGAAAAATAACTTTATTATATGTCCCATCATATTTTGATGCTTTTATACAATTTTTGGTGATCGTTGATTCAATAGAATATTTTTTTTTGTTTTTTGTAAATGTTATAATTCCATTATCCTCTTGGTAATTAGCTATAACAAACACTTTGTCAGCCAATGTCGCAAATCCTGTTTTTACTTTATATAAATCAGAAAATTTAACACCTTCTATGTTATTTTGTACCTCGCTTAAAAAATTGATTGTTTCTTTTCCATATTCAATATCAATATGAGATGCAATTGTAAAATCCTTTTTAGTTAAATTATACGCAAAAGTTCCTTCGGTTTTTTTCAATACCGTTATACAAGTATATGTTGATGCGTCTTCAAATAATTTTTCAGACTTAAAATCATATATCTTACTAATCATCTTATCTTGATACAATGTCTCCACAACCAACTCAGATGAATTGTTGTAAAGATAACTATTTGGTGTAATGTAACATAAAACGCCATCATCGGATAAACACTTTTTATATAATTCAAAAAATCCATAATAAATGTCAACCATACCATTTTTTAAAAACGTATAGTTTTTTTGAAGAATTGTTAAATACTCTTTTGGTAAATTGTGTATTCTAACATATGGTGGATTACCAACAATATAATTAAATTTTATTTCTTCAACAATATTATTGATTAGCGCATCTCCATGTATAATATTCGGTCTAGCTTCAATAAAATCATATTCCGATAATAATTTTTCAATATTGTTTACCGATTCGTTGTAATTTATTTGGTCAATTTCTATTCCGTAAATTTTAGATATTTTATCGTTTAATGTTTCGATATCGTCTTTATATAATAAAATTAAACGTTTTAAAATTTCAATAATAAACCTACTGTCCCCACAACCCGGCTCCAAAATATAATCCATTTTGGTTGGGTCATACGTTTCGTTCAACATAAAATCAATTATAAATTGTTTTGTGAAGACTTCCCCCTTTGTTTTTTTCTTAGACATTAGATTTATAATTACTTGTTTCTACAACAATATTACTTATTGGATTATTATTAATAAATAAATTGTGAACATCTTGTTTTGTTTCACAATTTTCAATTCCGTCGATATTAAAAGTGACTAGAACCTCTTCAATATCAAAATAGCATAATATATCTTGTTTTGTTATAAAAAATGGTTTATTTTTTTCGAAACTTTTTATTTTTTCTTGTGTTGAAAATAACGGTGTAACATTTGGTACAAAACTTATTTGTCTAATTTTAGAATTTTTATAAGAATTATATTTTACTCTTTGAAATTCACCAGCTAAATTGCTTAAAAAACCTAGATGATTTTTTTTAATACTACTTGCGGGTGCTTTAATTAATATAATTTCCTTTAGTAAAGCATCTTCGTACTTTAAAACATCGATATTAAAATTTTTACCCCAATTAGACTCTATTCTAGATTCTGTTTTAAACGTAATGTTGTTTTCATTTTCTCTCGTTATAGACTCTATAACAATTTGATTTAAGGCATGTTGTTTTATTTTACCTCTTGATGTACTAGTTTTATAATTAAGCTTATAAACATAATGTAACTGTTCTTTTGTAAATGTCATAATTTTATTTTTTAATATGTTTTAATTAAAAAGATATATTCAGTCACATTTATTTTTCTGTCTTTCAAATTTCTACTTGCTCTATATGCTGGATAGTTTTCATCGAATACGGTTACTTCACCTTTTAATTGACAAACTTTATACATATCATCATAAGATATAAAACCTTCATTGTTATATGATATCATAATATATTTTGAATCCGTATTTTCAATCAATTTACTAAATGCTGATAACGCTTCCTTTTGTTTATTATATAAAGATTTTTTCCAATTAGTTGGTATTCCGGCTACTTTAGAAATTTCAGATGGTTCAACATAGTCTAAGATGGTATTCAACATATGATAGTTTGAACCATATGGATGTTGATTATATGGTGGATCATAATAAACTAAATCTAAACCTTTCAACTTACTCATTAAATCGTTTGTGTCAGATTGAAAAGATTTACTTTTACAATCAAAATCACTTAGAATTATTGATTCCATAGTTATTTCACCTAATATTCTCTGTAATGCATTTTCCGCTTCTCCACCAAACTTACCCAAAGGTGATTTTTTACCTTTGTAAAATCCTTTGAATACACCAGACGTATTGTTATGTACGGATGCTTTATATAAAAGAATTGATAAGAATATATCTTTTAAGTGTTTAGGTATTTCTAAATCAATTGTTCTTCTAATGTTATCAATAATTTTAGCGTTCTCATTAGTATAGAAACATCTTTCTCCTTCTTGTATGTTTTTTGTATCCTTAGGTGCGTATAATTTTTCTATAATACCTTCACCTAAGTCGGTACGTAATTTCTTATCATTTAGGATTTTAACGTAATTTTTAATTTCCTCAAAATCAATTTCGTTCTTATTTTTAAGGAACGACTGATTAATGATTTTTGAATACTTCTCTAAATCATTTGTAATTAATAAAGATGCGTGTTCTTTGAAATATCGTGCGACAGCTCCAGAACCAGAAAATCCATCTACAATTAATAATTTATCTTTACCTAAGTCTTGTTTTACAATTTGAACAACGTTATCAATAAATTTTATAAGTGATCTTTTATTTCCTAAGTATGTTATTAATTGATCTTTTAAAAAATCTTTAGTCGTCATATTTTTTTATATAGTATTCTATCGAGTATCTCGAGATTTTATCTGTTATGTCATATATTTCCTGTCTTGACCAATCACTAGACCCCGGAGCATCGTGCATAGAATGTCCTCTCATGAAATAGCTGCCACCTACACTATTATGTTTTTGTAATCTCATCCATTCGTAATGAATAACATTCGGTTCAGTGAAATTGAAAGTTCTTTTAATTCTATCTGGGATTGTTGATTCTAATTCATAAAAATCACAGCCCTGTAAAAAAACAACAAACGGACAGATATCTTCATCACCATAAATTAATCTTGCAACACACAATTTATCGGCAATTCTTTCACTAGCATTACCTTGTGCTTGTTTTTCCTTTCCTTCGGTTAATCTTTTATCGTTTGTTCCTTGTCTCTTTTGTTCTGGAAATAAATAATAATGTTTTATACCCTTTATACGTATCCATGATAAACCACCATCGGGTTTTAAATAACTTTTATCATTAACTTCCGCATCAGAATCATACATTTCTTTTAATATGGTAATCGGTATTTTTTCATCAACACCAAATTCATAACCAGGATAAAGTAATTTATATTTTTCCATGATTTCATATGAAATATCTAAGATATCGGCGTCCTGAAATTTAGATTCAATATTTTTTGCTGCGTGTTGATTAACACTATTCCTAAGTACGTTTGATTGTGACATTCTATTTGATTCTATTTTCTTCGAAGAACTCGATTATGGCATTTAAAGCCCATACGCCACCTGCGGTTAGCATACCGTCAAAAAATAAATTGATGAACCAAATAGTGTTAAAGTATTGTGCCGATATACTACCTAAAAATAATGACATAAAGAACCCAACCCATGTGCTAGTACATAAAGTACATGAAATAAGATCGCCAAAAAATTTAGATTTACTTTTAATCCACACTCTTGTGGATTCGAATATTGACCCCCATACTAATATTGAGGTCATTCCATATGCTGCAATTATGTAAAATAATAAGATCACCGTAGTATGTTTTTATTCCTGGTATATACTTCTTTTTTATATACCGCTTATACACTCTCGTGTAATAAAATAATACACATAATATTCGGTAAAAAAAAGAAAGTTGCCTGAAATTATTACTCGTCGTACAATGAACTTAGATCGCTATTTTTCAAATATCTACCCTTACCTAAATTGCCTAATGAAGATGTGATCTTATCCAGGTCAGATTTTAATTTTTCATTTTCCTTCATTAGCTTTTCGATTTCCTCATTGTTAGTTACTTCCTTTATAACTTCTACTATTTTCTCAACGGGAACCTCTTTAATGACCTCTTTCGTTACGGTCTTTGTCTTACCCTTCTTCTCTACAACAACCTCTTTAATCACCTCCACGGGTACTTCTACTATGACTTCCTTAATTACTTCTCTAATCACCTCTATTGGAACTTCTACTATCTTCTCAACCTCAACTTTAATTTCTTTAATTACTTCCTTTTGGATCTCAACAATTTCTTTAACTCGGTTACCATTTGGTGTCTCACCGTACTTTAACAAAGAAAACCCTCTCGCGAAGGTTTCCTGTGCTAATTTCTCTATGTTAACTATTTCATTTAATTCACAATATTGAATAAACTCATTATCCAAGATTAACGTGCTCTTCGGTTTCATTTTCTATATCTTTGATATCGTTTATTCTAAAGTGTAGGAATGGTTGTTCATTAGGTAGGTCGTGAAATTCGTATTCATTTGTAATTACATTGTATATACCGTAGCCATGATGTTTGACTGTTTCCCCGAAGTTTTGTTGTATTAAACTACCGACCATGACCGCTTGTCCACCATTAGGTAGTGTAAATTGTTGTCTTTTATGTATGTCTCCACATAGTAGTAAATCCAAATCAACAAAGTTTAAACGATCATATGCGTCTTCAAATTCAAAACCTAAATCAGTTGACATTCCTTGGATTGGTCCGTGGAATAATCCAACGGTCAATTTAGTTTCATCTTTTATAAACTCAGGTCTTGCGTTGTGTTGATATAATGAATAAACAACCCATTGAATATTATCATCAATATAATCACCACTATCTTTATAATAAACAATAGTTGGGTCGTCTAATAATTGAACCACAGGAGTTATACTATCCATTCTTTGTGTGTTATTCTCCAAGAAATCGTGATTACCAGGAATAATAACAACCTTACCATATTTTGATAATTCTTTTAAGAACCAACTTGTTAATAATAGTTGTTCATTAGAAATATTTATTTTCTGATGCGCTATGTCCCCCGCAACGACGATACGAATTTCTTCATATTGAATATTCTCTTGGTGCCATAAAATATTATGTTGGCGTATCTCATCAATTAATGTTTCAAATTGTTCTCTATACAAATCGTGCATTTGAATTGTACGAATATGTAAGTCCGCAATGTGTATTATCTTCTTGACCATCTTGAAATATATTTTGACAAATCCATTGTTAGAATCGCACTATTAATTTGTGGTGGGACTTTATATTCCACAAACGTTCCGTCGTCTTTTAAGAGAACGACCACATTACCTAATAATTTAGTGTCTTGGTATTTTGTACCTTCCAACATCTTACGTAACAATCTACCATACAACGGAAGTTGTAAATAATAATGTCCTAATGCATTATCGTGAAAATTATTAAATGGTGGATATAATCTACCAGTATAATGATGAACCTCAAAGTTCTTTGGTTGGTTTGTCTTCCAGTCGGTAATAACAAATCCAAAACCATCTTTCTCTTTATTTTGCATCAACCATACTTTATCCGGTTGTCCCGTATATTGTTCTGTTGGGTCACCTAATACTATTTCGGTATCTAATAATACACCACCTCTTTCCAACATTAAATTGATAAACTCTTTTCCGGCTTTAATCATATTATCACTCTTAACATATTGCTCTTCATTAATTGTGAAAATAGGTTGTCTAACTTCTTTGTAATTATCAAAACGACTAATCAAATCGGTTTCCAATTCAAAGTGAACTCGGCTACCCATATTGGTAGATAAATTGCCGGCTTGTTTCCATTGTTCTTGTAATTGTCTTGCACCTTCGGGATCTCCGTTTGACATTCTCAATGCCATACCTTCGGCATCGAATGGTTTATGAAACTTCTTTATAATTTTAGACACGGATGGAAAATTCTTTTTAACTTCACCATCAACATCTTTCATGTAATAAATGTGTTCTTCTTCAATAAAAGTTAATTCTAATTCTTTTCTTCTTTTTTCTAATAAATCATTTATCTCTAATGATACGTCTTTTAAATTCATTTTAATCTATTTGTTTTATTTTATATTCACTTAAGTTTCCTTGTAAATCAGCAATATCTTTATCACCCTCTAATCTTATGCTCCACACTTTTCCCATTAATTTTCCGCAATTCAATCTGTGATATAATCGTTGTTGGTCTTCCCATGCGTCTGGATCCAATACAATAACTATTTTTTTTGCATTATTGTAGAGTTTCATAAATAAATTTTCACTCATAAACTTTCCTAACATTGGTATGGCATTAGGAATGAAAATACTATCAAATGCACCTTCTACTATGTATATTGTTTCATCCCAATTGATTAAATGTTCGTTGAAAATAATTGTTTCCTTTTGTGCTTCGGGATTCATATATTTTCTTTTTGTCTTCTGTAAATAAGAACGTGCAATAAAATAATTTAATCTTTTATTCTCATCATAAGATGGAATAATAATTCTACTCTCATAAAGACCAGTATAACAAAATCCAATATTGTATATCTGTAGCATCAGATCTGTGATATGTCTACTTTTAATATAATTATAGGCCTGTTTGTATTGTGGTGTAAGTTTAAGACCCATACTTGCGTCTTTGAATGGAATAAATTCTTTTGGTAATCTTACCGGTTTATAAGTTCTTGCAGCGACTTCTTCGTCATCTTCTGGTTTTAATAAAAGATATTTCTTTAATTGCCTTGGATTACCAAACTTTTTTATTAACTTATAAATTGATCCATGTGTATTATGTGTTTCGGCGCACACCCAACATTTATAAACGCCGTATTTGTAATTGACTTCTAGATTACCTTTACCATCGCCTTGTTCCAAACCTTTAATTTCATGTGAACATACCGGACAGTCGAATGATACTTGATATCTATAATCATTGTGATTTTTATAGTCACCAAATATATCTTCTAAAATATCAAAAACTGCAGAATAATCTACTTCTTGGGTGTTCATGATAATAATATAAGAAAAAAGTATGATAAAAAAAAATGGGAGCCGGACACCACGCCGACTCCCTCCAACCAAACTTGTATTTCTACAAGTCCCGTCCTATTAATAAGTATAACAATAACGACTTATAAAGTAAAACATTTACTGCCTTATATTTTATGACGTCTGTTTGTTCATGTTTACATAACCTATTACGCATGTTGCAGCATCGGCCATATCATAATTTTCTTTTTTAAGATTACCTGTTTTACCGTATAACCAGTTAACATCAGGACATACGTTGTTAACGTGTTCCCATATTACATGTTTTTTATCTATGTCTTTTGGATATCCACCAAATAAAACATTCCGTCCCTTATCGTTTGGTCCAACCAAATCAGGGAAAGCAAATTTTCTTGAATTGTATGTTGAAATAAACGTCGGTAAAACCCCTAAAACATCGTAACAGTTTTTGAGTATCAATGTGTTATAACGTAATAGAGTACCAATTGTATAGATATTATTTGACTGCAACAATGGTTCTTCGATGATAACACGAAGTATCCCCATATCTTTATAATTCTCCAAATGTCTTTTAAAAGCTTCGGCTTTTAAGATTAATTCTTCGATTTTATCCTCTGGTTGTGGTTTTATTTTTGGTGAAAAATGTGTTAGCTCTAACAATTTAGAACCTGACATATCAAACAATGCAAATCCAATGGTTTTAGTGGAGATGTCCAATCCTAAAATCTTTGGTTTGTTTTTGAAATTAATATCTATACTCATAGAGTAAAAATTAAATCAAATTAATTGAATAGTAAAGTGTTAGAAGTCTAATTTAATCGCAAAAACTTGTGTTCCAGCTCTTTTTACCGGTGTCGGTGCTTTAGCAACAACTAAAGGTTCTTTATTAGAATCTAATAACGCAACTTCGGTAATGTATGTTGGGGGTAACGTTCCTGTTTTTGGGAAAGTCGGGTTTTGTGAATACCCTCCCGTACTACTTGGGTTATCTCCAAACGTTCCAGTTGGTAAATTGATCATCATATTCATTTCTTCAATATCCGTGGCTCTAACTAATCTTACGCTACCAGGGAACGGTTGTTCGTCACCAAATTGTGAGCTCGTTGTTATTCCTGTGGTACCTAAGTAATTTGTTGTAAGTCCTGACAAATGATCTTCTAAATCAAATGTTGATGCACTATTGAATGATGTATAATTAATTGTAAATGAAATACCTAATAAGTTTGATGGTTTAATAAAAGGTGTGTTTACTCCATTTGTTGTAGGTATTTGTGATGTTAAATTAATTATTTTCCACCCATCAAATGATGGTGTTTGACCTGTATTTATTTGAACTAACGCATAAAATTGATCAAAAACAAATCCTTCTGTAATTTCCGTAAACCCTGAAACCATGTTTGTAAATGTGTTACCAGTATTAAATTTCATTGATATTTGTGATGGTGTTCCATTACTTGAAATTTTATTAAAGTAATTACACGGTAGTGAGTTTAATGTATTGTTTACTGTATTTTTAAACATATATGTAACCCAAGCCGTTTGTCCTGTTGTTGATAACATTGATTGACCACTTGTACCATCATGTGAAACTAAACCCAATTTAGGTGAGGGTAATGTATACCTTCTGTTGGATCTATAATCTAATATTGCAACTAATTCTTGATCATCAAAAACAACCATTTTATTATTCACAAATACTTTACCAACTTTATTATCTTGTTCGTCAAGTAAAAATCTAAACTTAATATTATGTTTTGCGTTAATTGATGATTTAATATAATAATCAGTTGTATCCATAAAAAATCTAGCTCCGAGTGTTGTTCCTGTGTTTCTGTGATAAGATATAAATGGTATGAATATTTCAAAATATTCAGAATCGCTCAAATCCGTTAAAAGATTTTGTCTATCATAATCTTCAACAATTGAAATGTTACACATATTCACCCCTGTTGGTGTGCAATGTCCGATATAATCATCATATTTAAAAAATCTTTCGGGATCAATAGATATATTCCCCAATTCAGAATAATGTATTATTGCAATACATCTTTGTTCAGAAGGTAATACTTCAACCAATTCGTGAGTGAATCCTGTTGAAAATGAATTTGCAAATGATGTTCCAGTTATTGTAATACCGGTTGTTGGAAGGCCTTCAAGTGGTACAAACGTTTGACCGGTTTGACTGTATCCTAATAAATTTTTTATAGACACATATCGATTACTTGTATATTCAGATAAACTTTCGTCGTCCGTGGTTCCACCGATTGGGATATCTGTCCAAACTGTATTTAATTTCCATGAATTAAGTCGCAATGTATAATCAATTGGATAAATTAAATTATCTGATAACTTTTCAATTTCGTATTCATTTATAATTACCTCTAAATTACCTGTTAAACCAGATACATTTGATAAATCGGGAACATTTCTATCTAACGTTAAGGTTTGTGTACTTCCTGTTGTTCCTCCCGTATATCTGTAAACAAAACTAGTTGTTTTACCTGTTGATATATAATTTTTTATGACTTTATTGTCTTGATTATCTAAAGTATTTCCCGTTAATGATGTTTTTAAAACTAATGTTGTATATCCTGTTGGGTTTATATTGACTCCCGATATTTTAGTGAAAGTAATTTGATTGGTTCCTGTTAACCCACTATATGGTATTATACCAATTATCGTATCAATTGTTGTTCCAGAAAAAGTTTCAGTAAATGTTGCCCCACTGATCGGTGTTAAAGATTTAGTCGAAGCCCCTAACTTAATATAGTTTGAAACTATACCTGCAGCTCCCATTTCGTTTCTTAACGTAACTGGTTTATTATTTGATATTGGTGTTCCGTAAGTTGTTGAAACAGTACTATCCAAACCAAAAGGATACTTTACTCCTCCGTCATAATCAAATGGTGCAAATACTTTTTGATGATTTGTTGATCCTGTTAATGAAGATAAATTATAATCAAATTCGGAATCTCCAATTTGGAAATACTGAATATTAAAATTACCGTTAGCAATAGCCTTTCTACCTCTATTGGTAATTCTTGCTGATAAATATTCCGAATTGTTACTGTTTAAAAAACTCATATGTTATAAATATCTTTATTTAATTTTATACTTGTTCTAATTTAGCTTGTGCAACAGTTAATGAACCGTCGGAAATTGCACTTACATCCCAATTTGTTACGGTATGTACCCCAACAGGTAACGTAAATGTTGTAAATGAAGCATTTCCTTCTCCCGTACCACTTAAAGGTGACGCACCCTGACCTGCAAAATCTGGTGAAATTGAACTTCCGTTAACATCTATTGTGGTGTCTGCTCTATAACCAGTGACAACCCAAGTTTTTAATTTTATAGTTACCGTGTCATATGTGACAGTAATGGTGGTTCCGCTTGTTTCTGTTGTTGTTCCCGCACCACTTGACCTACTTGCACTAATTGTAGATCTTGAAAAAGTGGCAACTCCTCCGCAACCCATAAATCCTGTTGATATGATCGCGTATAGTGTTCCTCCTGGATTTGTTGTTGTATTTACACCTGTAACTACCCATACGTTACCCGGTGATGTGACTTTTTCATCAATTGCAAATTGACCTTCAGGATATTCTTCTGAATATGCGACAGAACTATCAGAGCAATTGGTTAATTGATACCAAATACTTATCGGAGTTGATGTTGGTGTTGGTGGTGGTGGTGTTGATGTTGGGGTTGGTGATACCGTTGTACTGGTTGGCGTAGGGGTTGATGTTGATACAATAGGTGTACTAGTTGGTGTAGGTGGTATAGGTGTACTAGATGGTGTTGGTGTGGGGGTTGGTGTCGATGTTGGACTAGGTGTAGGGGTTGCCGGTAATCCATTGATTGGTAACATTTGAAATGGTTTAGGGTCACAACTACCCGGAACCACTCTATCCGCCTCAACATAAATGTAATTTATACTATAAAGAGTTAATCCCGTAACATATAATCCATTACCATTAAAACTATCATGTGGTACATTTTGATAATTAGATAATACCGTACAACTATTTTTATTGCTCGTTGTACATCCAGATAAATTAAAACTTAATAAAGAATTACCTCTGTCACCTAATTTTACATATGTATTAAATAAACTCATATTCTATAAATAGTATTATATAGAATTTAAATAAAAAACCCCTTATAATAAAGGGGTTTTAATATTGTTATATTTTTTTATATTTAACATGCTTCAATTGCCGATGTAATATAACCACTAGCACTAGCTATTTCACCTGAAACTCTTTGACTTTCTGAATCAACATCTCGTTTCCAACTATAATAACCTCCACCGCTGAGTCCTGATGTTAAACTTGAATCGGTAAAGAATCTAGTGACACTAGTTCTCGTTTGTTCCGCAGCCCATACTTCACTTGGTAGTGCTGTTGTAAAATAACTACACGCATCCGATATAGTTGTACGACTATCTGGTGTGATATTATATAGATAACTTACCACCGTAGGTGTTGGTGGTATAGGGGTTGGTGTTGGGTTAGGGGTCACACTCCATGGTTTTGTATCCGTACAATTACCTGTACTTGCAATTGTACCTCCCGTTATTGTTTCGTATTCAGTGTCTACAGGATGACCATTAGTTAGTTGTGTTCTAGTAACTCCAGTGGCTATCCAATAAGTTACATTACTACTTGTTGTTCCTGAAATGTTAAACGGACCCACATCCGTCGATGTTGTTGTTATTGTAAATGTTATTCTCATATATTTTGTTTCTTTTTATAAATATCTGTTTATTTTATTTTATGTTCCACCACCAGCACAAGCTTGTGTGCAATTATCATAAGGTCCATCAAATGGATATAATAGTGGTACCACTACACCAGGATCTGTTGTTGCACTTATTATCATAAATACACTTGGATTATCTGTCCAGCTGTAAAATTTACTTGAAAGTGATACGGTAGATCCGACTGGAAACGCAACAATTTGATTAGAAGCACTTTCACCACAAGGCTCCGCACAACCATATTGATCAGCCAAATAGTAGTCATATCCTGAACCTGTTTCGGTTGAAGTTGGAGTTGGATCAGGTACTGGTGTACTAGTTGGTGGTGGTGCAGGTGTTGCTGTTGGATCTGGTACTGGTGTACTAGTTGGTGGTGGTACTGGTGTTGACGTTGGATCTGGTACTGGTGTTGACGTTGGATCTGGTACTGGTGTACTAGTTGGTACTGGTGTAGGACAAGCCACACAAGTTCCGTGTTGCTCAAATGTAGTACTTGTTGATCCACCATATTGTTGTACTTCTCTTGATATTGAACCGTCACTTATAAAAAATACCCCACCGTAATCTAATAATGGTAATAAATTATTTGTAAAGTTTGTTGCCGTACAGAAATCACTAGTGTTTCCTATCACCGTAAATTGGTATCCAACTCCATATTCTGTATTACCACCAGCACATGCTACCGCTCCCGATGTATCACTAAAATACAAGAAGAAAGTAAATGTTGGTGTTGGTGTGGGGGTAGGGGTTGGTGTTGGTGGTATATCTGTTGCGGTTGGTGTAGGAGTAGGTGGTACATCCGTAGGTGTTGGTACTGGCGTATCTGTTGGTGTTGCGGTTGGTGGTATAGGTGTACTAGTTGGTGTAGGAGTAGGAGTAGGAATTGGTGTCTCTGTTGATGTTGGAGTTGGCGGTACTGGTGTACTAGTTGGTGTTGGAGTTGAAGTACTAGTTGGAGTTGGTGGTACCGGTGTACTAGTTGGTGTTGGGGTTGAAGTACTAGTTGGAGTTGGTGGTACCGGTGTACTAGTTGGTGTTGGGGTTGGACTAGTAGTTGATGTCGGAGTTGGTGTTGCAAATGTTATGTCTACTTCAATATCAAATACACAATTAGGTGTTGCGGTTGGTGGTATAGAAGTACTAGTTGGTGTAGGGGTAGGAGTTGAAGTACTAGTAGGTGTTGGTGTAGGTGTTGGTGTTGACACAATAGGTGTACTAGTTGGTGTAGGAGTTGCCGTTGGTACTATTGGTGTACTAGTTGGGGTTGGTGTTGCAAATGTTATATCTACTTCAATATCAAATACACAATTAGGTGTAGCTGTTGGTACTATAGGTGTGCTAGTTGGGGTCGGTTGTATAGGGGTACTAGTTGGTGTAGGGGTTGGTGTAGGAGTAGCGGTTACAATATCTACGGTAACATCAAACACACAATTAGGTGTTGCTGTTGGTTGTATAGGGGTACTAGTTGGTGTAGGGGTTGGTGTTGGGGTTGCGGTTACAATGTCCACGCCAATATCAAATACACAATTAGGTGTCGCTGTTGGTTGTATAGGAGTACTAGTTGGTGTAGGTGTTGGTGTAGGTGTTGCGGTTACAATATCCACGGTAACATCAAATACACAGTTAGGTGTTGGTGGTATAGAAGTACTAGTTGGTGTAGGGGTGGCAGTTACGATGTCTACACCAATATCAAACACACAATTAGGTGTTGGGGTTGGGGTAACAATTTGAGCGGAAACATCAAATACACAATTAGGTGTTGCTGTTGGTTGTATAGGTGTGCTAGTTGGTGTAGGTGTAGGGGTTGAAGTGCTAGTTGGGGTTGGTGGGATAGGGGTACTAGTTGGTGTAGGAGTAGGAGTTGGTGTAGGTGGTATAGGTGTGCTAGTTGGCGTAGGTGTAGGGGTTGGGGTACTAGTCGGTGTAGGTGTTGGTCCTTCAAAATATGTCGCTGTACCTCCAGTAAACGTACAATCATAAATGTCGGTAAATGGTCTAGCATTTAAATCTAAGAAAATTTCATTATTACAATCATTAGGACCGTATTTAAATGATGTTAATTTTATTTTTTCATTTCCTTCATTATCTGTAAAAATATTTACTGTTAAAAGTTTTCTTCTAACTTTAGTTGGTGTTAATGTAATTCCAGTGGCTCCCGTAAATGGTGCATATGAACTTATATAACCATAATTGTCAACGGTTAAACCTGAATATTCACAATCTGTACATGTATTAATATACGTTACTGTATTCAATAATGCGACTTTCCATAATTCTTTTATTTTATCGTAATCTGCCATTACCGTATTACCTGAAATGATTGTTGCATAATCACTTCCCGAACCATCGTCTTGAAATAATTTTGCACTATTTGAACTATTAGTTTTACCGGATACAATTACATATGTTAATCCGGTAACTGACGAAGTATTTCCTGTTGTTCCAGAATAAAAATTTCCATTTATTTCAAATGTTGGAAATATTAATATATTCCCATCGTACTTATATTCTCCTAATTCATTTACCTCTTCACGAATAATGTTATCATATTCATCAATGACATCTTCAAAATATTGATTATATCCACTTGGTATTTCAGGATATAAATTGTCAACAATTTCAATAGGTTGACATCCGTATTTGTATTGATACTTTGGTCTACCAAAAATATTGTTTGAGATTAAATTACCTCCCGTCCATAATGTTGTTGATGGTATAATTTGATCTACGACACTCGTCCAATATGGACTCATTTTTTCGATGAATAAATTAATATCGGGGAAAGTATAAGGTACAAAATCTGTTCGTGATATGTAGTCTTGATATATGTCTTCTAATGTAATATAATTTTTTCTATATTTTACCACATTTGAATTTCTGATTTGTTGATGTAGCATTAAATCAACGTATTCCGCAAACGTAACTCCCGTTTGCGGTAATAAACTATTTGTACCAAAAGTTGTTCCCGTAGGTCCATTATCTCTTGACTTACGATATATGTCATAATCAACACCTTGTGCTGACGATAAATAAACTTCAATATTTTTTCTGTTTAATATCAAATGTGATTCGTCTCCGGCAAGTTCGGTTTGTGTATTATCTATTACGGTTTCCAATTCATATCCCGTATCTAAACCTGGTAACGTTCTATATATGTTAAAATAATCTTCACCATATGTACGCGGACTATCTTTGGTTATAACAGTTTTTGTTCTACCAGTTAATTGAAATTGGCCATTCACTGTTGTACCACTAGATAAATCTTGATCTACAATTAATGGTGATTTATGATCTTTAGTGTTGTCATACCAACCTGATCCTTTTTGGAAAAATAAATCCGTTACACCACTTACCGATTTTGGTTGAAGTGTGTCAGAATTGACGGGATAACCATTTACGCTTAATGATGTCGATCCGGTTGTAGTACCCGTTGAATATGTATATGTTGAAGTATTAAATGTTGCCGTTGTTACAAGGTATTTTCCTGATATTGCCTTGAAAATATCACCTTCCAAATCAAAAGATTTGGGGTACGATTTTACCTTATAAACAAATTGATTAATTTTAATCAAAGGTTCGGGGGCGCCTAAAAATCTTAAAAAGAATTCTAACGATTGTCTTGTACCTTTTGATTTATAAATGTGAGCTAGGTTCACTAATAATCTTCTATAAAATTCATATTCGGCGTCCAATAAAGACGTTCCCGAAGTTAATCCAGAATATTGTTGTGATGTTTTAGTATAAAGTAATTGATCTATTGTTTTCTCATCAATTAAATTGACTGTGTCTAAACCTAATGTATTGGCTAAATTCTTTAATAAAATATCGGGTACGTTATTAATACCGTCATAACTTACATTTCTCATGTAAGCAATATTGTCAATATATTTTTTTACATTATCAAATGATTGACCATAAAGTTGAAATATGGATTCTGCTTTTTTATCTGGACTATCAAACTCAAATAATTGGGGTGATGTTAAAAATCTTACAAATAAATTAGATTTGTAGTCATCAATTTCGTCAGCAATATCACTCAATTTTGTTAAGTAATCTTCGTAGTCTAATCCTGCAATTTTAATGTTCCAACCATCTTTTTCAGATAATGGCCAAGTATAGTTTACAGATATCAATTCTGTTTTTGTTTCGTCAAAACTATCTCTTGGTACTTTAAAACTTGCGGTATATATTGGTGAGGTGTCTCTATTAAGTAAACTTTCCTCTAAGTCATCTAATCCTCTAAAAAATTCTTCAACCACTCCATCATTTGGTCTAATTAAAATATTCGAAGAGTATGTTGATCCAGTAAATGGTTTTCCATTAACGGTTAAAGTGATAATATTATCTCGGTTTGGTTCAACATATTTAATTATATTATATGTTTTACTATTTAAGTCAATGACATATTTTTGATAGCTATTATAAAAATCTCTTACTAAATTACCTGATGTTTTATTATCCTTACTCTTTGGTGTTACAGCTATAATCGAAAATGGATTATATAACATACTAAACTGTACATCAAATTTTGTTGTATTATTTAAAACGTTATATTGTATGTTTGTTGCGGATAAGTTATTTGTACCAATTAAGCTAGTGGAATCTATTAAGATTGCCGCAGGGAAGTTAATTACAATTTTTTGTGTTGATACGCCTAATCTACTTTTTAATGATCCGAATAAAGATTTTCCTGCGTCATTTTTAGCACCTTTAAATCTTGTCTCTTTCTTTCTTTTTGCAATCTCGTCTTTAGATAATAAATCATTCTCTAATTTTAAATCGTCTAATGTTAAAAATTCGGAAAACGGATTTGTTTTAAAATTTTTTGTATCTCTTTGTACTACTTCACTATCTAAACTAAAGTTCGTATTAGTCAATTGACCAGTACCAGTAGTGATTTGACCACCAACTAAATTGTCGCTGAACGTATCAGCACCACTCGCAGCTTGACTTGGAACTTTTCTTATTGCCATTAAATGTTAGTAATTGTATCAAAGTTTAATGTCTCATCAATATCAAGACGATTTTCTCTAACCTCGTAAAGGGTTTCGTTAAAGTCATCTTTGATTTCGAATAAGTTATATTGTCTGTATATGTTATTTTCCTTATCGTAAATTGTGTAGATACCCGGAGCAACCGCCTTGGTTTGATTACCGTAAAGTGCATTTGCAAGTGTTGACGCATCATGTTCAACCATATCGATTTGTATTGTCGTTGGGTTGAAGAATGTATTTGATAAAATAATCTTCTGACCTGGACTACCAATGAACGGAACCGTATTTGGTTTGTTTGATGGCGCTGAAGATGGTGTAACGGTTAAAAACATAAAGTTTGTTGCACCTTCACTATATTGATATCTTACTGACTTTTGTGTTGTTGTATTTAAGTTTGCTGTGACAGGTGTACAATAAAAAGAAGATGTAACTATCTTATAAAAGTTAGGTAATTTCTTATTATCATTTGGATTAATGTATTCGATTCTGTATCCAACTAAACCTTGTGGGGTAAACTTATTTCTATCCGCTGACGGAACGTTAGATAAATCGATTACAACTCCTCTAACTGATGGTAATGAAGCTAATATTCCACAATCCGTAATTGTAGTTCTAATTTGTTTTGGTCTTATATAAAGTGTATATATACCTAAATTGCTAAAATCGGTAGCATTAATCTTTAAATTATATAAACCACCTAATATTTCAACGTTTTCAATTGCCTTATATGTACCACCATCTTTAGATGTGTCTATATTGTGAAAAACAGGTGTCAAGACATTAGTTGACGTTAATTTTTTTAATGTAACAGGTGCCGTTGCGGTTCTACCTGACACATAATGATATAGAATTTCCACATCATCAGGTGATACATCCGCCGGTCTAACTATTCCATATGATCCTACTGCCATAAACTTTTATTATAAATATAATTTTTATTGTTTTCTAACCTTAAAAAATCCATTTCCATAAACATCTAATTCTAATATACTATCAATTTCACCTAATCTCAAGTTTTGTTCCATAATACCTTGCCTTCCTCTCTCTACAAATATGTCAGAATAAACCGATGGGTCGTCAATAAAACCGATAAAATGTTCATTTCTTGTAATAACGTTATTAATTACCTCTTCTTTACTAAAATCGGAAGTCTTACCTGTTATCATGGTATATCCATCCGCAAAGTCCATGTACCATAAACTACTTGTTGGTATGCTACCGGTATTTAAACTACCGCTTATAATACTACCTGTCTCCAATGTGTATCCCGTATATGCTGACCCGGAAAATAATCCAGTAACATACATTGAACTACTAACAGTTGTTTCTCCATATTTTTTTAACTCACTAATTTTACTACCGCCTATTGCCATATATTTTAAAACAGACGATCCGGTAAAACCTGAAAATTTAGAATTATTTAAATAATCTAATGATCCAGTTATTTGGGTGAATGGTATTGTAAATCCGCTAAATGTCCCTAAAGGATTTTCAACTACCGATCCTGTGTTAGGTACGGTAATATTTTTATTTATCTTTTCTTTACTCCAAGGTGAATCTAAAGATAAGTTTAAAGTATAACTACCTGTCGCTGAATAAGTATGTGATGCTGTTGGAAAATTAGAATAAAGAACTCCGCTATTTGTGCTCAGCGATCCTGAAGTTCCATCTCCCCATTTTATTGTATAAGTTTGTTCTACAATTTTTCTCAATTTATCAGGGTTAACCGTGTTATAAACGGTAACAACTGAGCCTGATTGGTTATAAGTAAAATTGACTAACTGCTCAACTTGTTCCATGTTACCATCAAAAGATGACATAACACCCAGTTCATCGGCATTTGATTCGAGTACAATTGGTATAACGTGATCATAACCTAATGGTCCAGTATATAAATCCCACGAATTACCGTTCCATTTATAATATTTTCCCTGTTTATTATTGATTGCTCTTTCTTCGATAGGTTGCCAAAAAGAACTAGTTGTTGATGGTATATTATTTAAATTTGAACCAGTTAATGAATTATACGTATTACCGCTATGAAATAAAACTATGTCTTTATCATATGTTATACCAGTGTACCATCTAACATCCCGAACCAAACTTCCCGTTTCAGGTATCATACCTGAACCGCTACTCCAAGACACCCAAGTGTTTGTAAAATCAAACCAATACTTTCCCGTAAGTGAATGCAAATTCACATCAGGTATTTGTCTTTTTAATAGTGTATATTCGTTTCTTTTCATTATGTTGTACCTCCTTTTTCGTAGAAATTAATACTATTTGATACAGTATGTCCCGTTCCAACTCTAATTGGTGATGTGTTACCGGTTACTCCGCTATATTTGTATATTTGATATGTTCTTTCATAATGGTCGAAATCAACTTGATAGTACATATCTTTTTCCTCCGTTATAACATATGAAGATGTAAAACCTGAATTGGTAAAATCTAAAATACTACCGTCTTTCCCATTAAAGAATTTAGCGGTCATGAAAAACGTATTCATCCCATGATAAAAATTTCTATTATATGTAATTTGATTTGGGATTGTAAAAGTTTGTCCTGTCCATCCAATTAATGTTGTTCCACTTGTTGGTATATTTACTTGTGTTATATCATTATTTTCATTTGTAAATAAAATAGTTTGAACTGTTGATCCCGTTCCAAAGACATATTGGTCTAATGTTATTGTTCCGGTCAAATTTGTATCTTCTAAATTGCTCTCATCGTCAAACCAAAACAAATACATATTTTCTTTGTTTCTATAATTTGATCCGGTAAAGATTGGTATATGTATATAAAAAGAAGATGTTGTTGAGGTGTATAAAAATTTCTCCCCTAATGGTAGCGATAAGTTTTTAGCACTAACAAATCTTCTGTTTTGTCTTGTTGGTGGTTCACATGTTAATGTGGTTCCGGTATTTGATATTACCGTAGGTGTTTTATAAAACTCCAATCTAAAGAAACTTTCAGTTGACTGTCTTAACATCAATTCATTTTCTCTCAATGTGATATCAACATTAGGTGCTCTGTAGTCTTGAACATACGTAGATCCGCTAACAAAATAAAAATTAAACCATATATCAGTTTGTTCTTTATTTGTTAATAATGTAGACGGATATGGTCTATGAATATATCTAACCGTTTCGTAGTTCTTAGCTGGATTTATAATATCCTCCAAAACTTCTTTTTCAAACTCTACAAAATTTTCACTCCAACCTAAATCGGTTCTAAAATTTTGTTCGGTGTTAATGACAAAGTTTAAATTGGTATTGTTCTTTAATATTTCCATTAACAATTAGTTTTGTTTTTATAATTATTAAATCCAATTAAACCGTCATTTTTATTTGTGTAAGATTTTTCATTTCTTAAATAAAAATTAATATGTTTTGCAACATAATGCATGTTATTCATAAATGGAAAGTTTGTACCATTTCCATCTTGATCTAAAAATCCATGATCATAAACATCTCTCCATTTCCAAAGTTTTTCATTTTGATCGTAGAACGCATTTTCTGGTAAATTAATTAATGTATTTGGTTGTTTTGCATCAAGTTTTGAATTTTCAATGTATGGCGATAGTTCTCTCAATTTAACTCTGTGATGAGGTTGGTAATAATAACCGACGGTGTTTCCTGTATCCGCCAATGAATAAAAACTATCTTGGTCTTGACTATGATCGAATATTTTTACGCCACCCACGTTTTTTAAATGTGAGAACTTATGGTATGTTTCACTTATAATCCTCTCTTTAATTTCGCCTCTATTATACTCAACAAATGCACCGGTTAATATTGTATCTTTTTGTAAAACGTTTCCTTTGGTAAACCCTGAAACCCCACTGTTTACAGTAAGAGATGATTTTGTTATTCCTGTTTCGGTGTTTCCTGTAAATTGTTTGTCCATCCAACTATCATGAAAATTAAATTTATATCCTATCTTAGGTGGATAATCAAAAAATCCATTTTCATTTCTAAAAATCATAGTAACATAAACTTCAGTTGGTGTGTAATTTAAATTATTGGTTAATCCTGATAACGTAAAAGTTTTTTTAAAATCGAACAAAAGCGATTCTTGTCTATTTCTCTCAACCAATATATCATTTTCTTGTAATGGATTTTCAAATAATATTTTTCTTTCATCTTCAAATATTGAAGATTCAAAACCAACTTTATCTAAAATATAATCATCAATTGTTGTTAGTGTTTTATGTTTATGTACATAATACGTTGATGTTGTTCCGCTTATATTATTAATATCTTTACATCTTCTTCCTAGTACTACGGAACTCAATACTGTTCCCAATGAAATCTCACCTTTTAAAATATTAATTACGTATTTTTCTGAATTGTAATTTTCATCTCCAACGCTATCGACATAGAATGTTCTAAATTGTTCAGTTGTTGGTGTTATGGGTATTGTATAATATGTCTTTCCTGTTGTAGTTCCTGAAAATGAAGTGTAGGTTCCTCCAGATAAAATTATATATTCCCCTTGTGATATTCCGTGTTCTACGGGCGATGTCAATTTATAATAATTACCATTTGATTCGACTCTAAATGGAATACCATTTCCGGCAACAAAGTTATAATTTGTGCCGCCAGATAAAGTGTAATTCATTGTGAACCCCGTATCCTGACCATACACATATGTTAAATACATGTTCCAATTTTTATATGGTGCCTCAATTACGGTTGTTGATGTGTGTCCAGTATAACGATTATTTGGTAATATACTTACCGTTGGTGCCGAAATTACAGATCCACTACTTGGTGTTGATACTTCTCTTAATACGTCATTTCTTAAAAATGCAAATTCATTATACGGTGTAAATCCAATATCGCTTCCCGTTCCGTCACCGGTTAAATAAAGATTTTTTAATAAAGGATTATAATCTGTAAGTCCAGAATACATATTTCTAAAAACCATTTTTATTTTACCGTATATTTTATAATTAATAGATTTATTTCTTTCTTCATTAAACAAATCTGCTAAGTTTAAAACAATATCTTTATCACCTTGTCTTAATAATGTCTCATCATTCTCTAATTTAACGCTAAGATTTAAATCTTGTTCTTCTGCCTTGAAGTACCTTTTACTCGGTAATAATATTTCTTTCTTTTCCATTATTCAGTTGGTGGGAATGCTCCTTTAGGACCAAAGAGGTCAATAAATTTATCAAGCCCTGTTTTGCCGGCCTTCAGTCCAAAATAAAATTGATATGGTGTTGATAGAATTTGTTTTGTTCCATCATAATAATCTTCTCTTCGTGGTAATATAAAATCAACGTTTGTGTTCCATGAAATTGATTCCCATGTTCCTGCCGTACCATAACGAGTATGTAGTGTTCCATTAGTAGGATTATCAATAGTTCCGCTCGTAACTTGTAGAACCGTGTAACCTGGATATTCAGAATCGTATCGTGTGTACCCTGTGGATGATCCTGAATATATAACATCAAATTCAATTTCATTGTTAACACCTATACTGGTTAATGTTAATCCTGTAAAATCATTTGTCATTGGTAATAATAGATATCGATCCGATACATCATTGGTACCACCAGTAAACTTATAACCATATGTCATACCCTGTAATGGTTGTAATTGAACTGAATCATAATCCCACGATTGATCATCGGATGTTGCTTCACTTGTACCACCAAATCCAGTTCCTTTTTTATCCCATAAATAAAATGGAACTTTTTGTGACGATTCGGTTAATCTTCCAGGTTCATTTAAACATAATCTAACTCTTTCACCATCTTCATCTAATTCAAATGTTACAGGTAAGGGTCCATAAAAGGTTGTGCCAGTAACTGTTTTTTTAAACACATCAGGATATGTTTCAGGATCTAAAAATTGATACGAATATCCAAGATATTTTGGACTTTGTAAATCAAACTCTTCAATTCCCGCTTCACTATTTATTGAGATTAATTGTAATAGATCTCCATCAAAAACATTATTAAAACTTTGACCTGTAAATCCAGCATTATCAAAGAAATTATCTAAACCAAAAGTTGCATTACTGATATCCATTCTATAGTTTATTGCTAATC